GAAGATCAGCGGCTCAGTGGCGCCGCTCGACGTCACGCCGATCAACGTCAAGGCCTACGCGCGCATCGGTGGGCTACGCGACGGACAGATCACCTACAAGTCGTTCTTCAACCCGTCCGCGGGCCAGGAGCACACGGTGCTGTCGGCACTCCCGACAGCGGACCAGCACATGATGTACTGCCGCGGCACCACCCTCGGCAACCCGGCTGCATGCATGGTTGAAAAGCAGCTCGAATACAACCCCACTCGCGACAACAAGGGCATGCTGACGTTCGCCATTCAGGCCGACGCCAACGCCTTCGGCCTGGAGTGGGGCAACCTGCTCACCGCTGGACTGCGTACCGATACCGCGGCCACCAACGGGACCGGCGTGGACTCGGCGGCCGGTTTGGTAACCCCCTCGGTTCCGGCGTCCGGCACTCCGGTAACCAATACGAGCTCGATCCCGGTGACCGTGGTCATCAGCGGCGGGACCATGACGGCGGTCGTCATCAACGGCGTCACCGTCGGCACGGGCGCGGGCACGTACACGCTGCCTGCCGGACAGTCCATTACCTTGACGTACACCGTCGCACCCACCTGGACGTGGACGGCCGTGACAGCGTTCGGCGCGCAGGCCTATCTCCAGGTAACCGCTTTTACCGGCACCGACGTGACGGTGAAAATCCAGGACTCGGCAGACAACAGCAGCTTTGCTGACGTGACCGGGCTTGCGTTCACTGCGACTACCGCTGCGCACACTACGCAGCGAATCGCCACGGCGAACAACGCGACGATCCGTCGCTACCTGCGCGTGGCCACCACCACCTCCGGCGGGTTCACGAGTGCGACTTTCGCCGTGATGCTCACCCGTAACCAAGTTGCCGGGCAGGTCTTCTGATGACGGTTTCCAGCCCAGAAGGCCAGCGCCTACCGGCCGCCGGGCCGATCGGCGCCTACCAGACATTCCAGATCGCGGTGCCTCTGGAAACCCACTGGCGCCCCGCTACCTGCGAAGAGGTCGGCTGCGAGCAGTTCCTGAACGGGTGGCGCGTGCGCGTTCAAGGGCTGGCCGAGGCTGACGTGTATGCCATCGCCAATTCCGGTCGCAAGTTCGCCCGACTCGACGTCGCCGAGAACGAGACGTGGCTGATGTTCGAACCGGGGCAGTCCTGCTTCCGAGTCTCGGAGCACAGGCTTCCGCTGGGCCGGCCGGAGTTGTTCGTGGTCCGTGACGGTGACTGGCGGGGCAACCCGACCGGCCACGTGTACCAGCACAAGCGCGCCGAGGACTGGGTGGATCACTTCGCCACCAACCAGGACAAGATCGCCGAGGCCGTCGAGCGCGGCTAGGCCGCCCCTCTCCCACATTTCTAGACGCCGTCCGGGTTTCCGGTCGGCGTTTCTGTTTCCCGAAGAAGGTGAATGATCTTGGCCAAGACCTCGGGCCTGGCGTGGAGTGTACTTACTGTCGCAGACGCTGCCGCAACGCCCCAAGATATCCGAAATGATGTCACCAACCTCCAATTCGCGACGCCTCGTGCCGTTCAGGACGTCACCGGCATCGACAAGTCGGCGAACGAACGGCTTCTGCTGCTCGCCGACTTCACCATCACCCTGAACGGGGTCTTCAACCCGGCCAGCAACATGAGCCACGACGTCTTCAAGACGATCCCGTCGACCAGCGTCAACCGTGCGGTGGCGATGACGGTGGCCGCGAAAAGCCTGTCGGCGAACGTCGTGCTGACCGACTACCCGCTCACTCGCGCGACCGGCGGCGCCCTGACCTGGGCCGTTCCTGGATCTCTTGCCGACGGCGCAGTCCCTACGTGGTCGTAGGAGTAGGCATGTCGAAGGGCTTCAAGGTACCGAAGACCACCTACCGCCTCGACTTCGAGGGCACCGAGCTTGACGGGCTCGAAGTTCGCATGACCGGCGGCAAGCTTCGAGACGTCTTCGCCGTCGCCCATCTCCACGGCGTCACAGACGAGAACGCGACGCCAGAAGACATCGAACTTGCCATGTCGCAGTACCAAGACCTGGCCGACCACATCGTCAGCTGGAACCTCGAGGACGACAACGACCAGCCAGTGGCGCCGAACCTTGAAGGGCTGAAGTCGCTGGAGATCCGGCACATTCAAATGATCGCCGCCGCCTGGCAGAAAGCGCAGGTCGACATCGCCAGCCCTTTGCCGCACGCCTCCAACAGTTCGTCGACTACGGATTTGTCGATGATCCGGATGGAGGCGATCCCGGAGCGCCTCGCGAGTTAACGCAGGCCCGGACGATCTGCGGGCTGCTGCGTGAGTTCCCCGGCTACACGTACTCGTCGCTGATGGACGAGGACCCGGAGTTCCTGCGCCTGGTGAAGATCGAGGCGATGTGCAAGCGGTCCGAAGCTGAGAGCTGACACCCGAGAGGGGTGGCGGCGATCAGCAATGAGATCGAAATTGTCGTCAAGGTCAAGGACCAGGCGACCGCTGAGATCGCGGCCATCGCGGCAAAGGCCCGTGCGGAGGCCCAAAGCGGCGGGAACGCCGGTGGCGCAGCCATCCAGGTCCCGATTGAGGGTGACGCTTCCAGGCTTGAGCGGGATCTTGCCTCGGCGCTCAAGGCCGACAAGGGCAGCCCGATCACGGTCCCGGTCGAGGCTGATGCCAGCGAACTCGAGCAGGACGTAAAGAACGACGTCGAACACGTCGCGCCCGAACCGATCAAGGCGCCAATCGAAGGCGACGCAGCCAAGCTCGAGGCTGAAGTTGCGGCCAAGACCAAGGCGGTGAAGCCCAACCCGATCAAAGTCCCGGTCGAGGTCGACGCCGACAAGTTCGAGGCTGAACTCCTTGCATCCTTTGCAGAGGGCGAGAAGCACGCCGAAGAAGCCAGCAAGGCGATGAACCAGTCGTTCACCGCGATGCAGACCGGGATACGAGCTCTGCGGGCGGCTTCCGAGGAACTCAAGCCAGCAGCTGAGGCCGCGGACGACTTCGAGACCGAGTTCCGCAAGGCGATGGACGAAGGCGCCCGGGTCTCCGAGGATGCCGACCGGGCGCTTCGGCAGTCTTTCACGTCGATGGAGTCCGGGTCACGGGCTCTACGAGCGGCGGTATCCGATCTTGAGCCGCCGCTCGACAATGCCGGGAAGAAGGCCGCTGAATCCAGCAACGGATTCAGTCTCGCATCTCTGAAGATGGCCGGGCTCATCGCCGGAGCACTTTCGCTCGCGCCGGCGCTGGCAGCCATCCCCGCAGTCACGGCCGCCGTGGTCGTCGGTGCCGGCGCGATGACGCTGGGTTTCGGCGGCGTGGTTTCGGCGCTGAAGGACTACGGCCAGCAGTCCACCGCAAGCGGCCAGTCCGGTGCGCAACTCGCACAGACGGCATTCTCCAACGCGGTCGCTATCCGCAACGCGGAGCAGGCGATCACGGACGCGAAGAAGCAGGCCGCGAGGGCTGCGCAGTCCTCCGCGGACCAGATCTACTCGGCACAGGAACGCGTCGCCCAGTCCGCATACAGCCTGCAGCAGGCCAACCAGACCCTCACCGACTCTGAGAAGTCGTTGATGGACGCACAGAAGGCCTTGACCCAGGCGCAGCTGGACGCGGCGAACCAGCAGAAGGATCTGAACAACAGCGCCGCGGACGCGAACATCGCAGTCCAGCAGGCCGAGCTGAATCTCACACAGGCCCGCGAGAAGCTCGCACAGACCACGAGCAGCAGCCTGTCGACGGACGACCAGAAGAAGCAGGCCGCGCTCGATCTGGCGTCCGCCCAGCAGGCACTGATTGATGCGCAGCAGCACCAGGTTGAGGCGCAGCAACAGGCCGACGCGGCTAACAAATCGGGCATCGACGGCATGCAGGCTGTCGTCTCGGCGCAGAACGCCGTACAGAAGGCCACCGAAGGTGTCGCCTCAGCGCAGCACGGCGTGAAGGACGCGGCACTGGCGCAGAAGGACGCGCAAACCGGCCTCGCTCGCGCAGTGCAGGCCGCGGCGCAGCAGCAGGCAGATTCGGCCGAGGCTGTCCAAAAGGCTGTCCAAAACCTCAAGGACACGCAAACGGAGCAGGCGCTGGCTGCTGCAGCGGCAGCGTCGACCGGTGGCGCGGCTGTTAACAAGTTCGCGCAGGATATGGCCAATTTAACGCCCGCCGGCCGTGCTTTTGTTAATCAGTTGCTGTCCATGAAGGGCGGCTTCGCGCAGCTGAAGGACACGGCTCAGACATCGATCCTGCCGGGTTTCATGCCGCTGCTGGCCGGAATCAGTGCTGCGATGCCCGGGATCAACACCGCGATCGGGCAGATGGGCAAGCTGATTGGCGGCGTTGCGACGCAGTTCGGGCAGTTGCTTCAGGACCCTGCGTTCCGCGGCAAGTTGGGTCAGATCTTCGACGACGGGCTGAAGGCGGCGCAGATCTTCTCCAGCGGCGTTGTGCCGATGGTCCAGGGCGTCGTAGATGCGGTACAGAATGCCGGCCCGATCGTGGAGGGGCTGGCCGGCGGATTTAAGGCGTTGATGACGTCCGGCATCCCGTCGCTTCTGCAGAACCTGGTAACCAGCGGTCAGGGAGCGGGGACGCTGTTTCAAAGCTTGGGGACGTTGGTCTCCAACCTGGCCGGCCCGGTCGGCACTATCGCTGGCGCGCTTGCAACAGCACTGGCGCCAGCGGCTCAGGTTTTGGCGTCGCCGCAGGTTGCGCAGGCGTTGCAGTCGGTCGGCGCATCCCTTGCCAAGATCGTCATCACTTTGTCGCCGGTGATCACGATGCTTGCGCAGGGTCTCGCGGGGGCTCTGATGCTTGTGGCGCCGCTGCTGCAGTCTGTTGCCGACTTCATCCAGCGCAATCAGGCATGGCTAGTGCCGTTGGTGAAGGTTCTTACCCTGGCAGCCCTTGCCTTTCTGGCCCTGCAGAGCCCAGTCGTGCTGATCACGGGCGCGCTGATCGGAGTGGCGCTCGGAGTCAAGTACGTGTGGGACCACTTCGATGCCTTCCTCGGGTTCGTGAAGACGTGGTGGCCGGAACTGCTCGCACCGTTCACTCTCGGAACGTCCCTGATCATCGGCCACTGGAACGACATCGTCGGCTTCGTCAAGCTCCTGCCGGGGCGCCTGCTGTCGGCGGGCGGCCACATGTGGGACTGGATCAAGGACAAGATCAACGAGGCCTACGGATGGGTGGGCCAGCAAGCCGACAGCCTGGTCAGGCTGGTCGAGGGCCTGCC